CTCATGGGGCGGACGCCCAAGGCGGTGGCGTGCGCAGTCATCTTCCACGTGCTGACGCTCGAGGGCCTCAAACCGAACAAGGCGGAGATTTGTAGAATTTGTGACGTGTCTGTACCGACACTCGGTAAGATTGATGTGATAGTTAAGGAATCAGGCCTTTTGTAATTAAATGAGCACACCAGTCGTTCTATTCGTCAGCACCCCTTGCTATGGGGGTATGTGTCTCCAGGCTTACGCCGAGTCTATGCTTCGTCTCCAGCGCACGTGCGCCTCGAATGGCATCCAGATGATGCTCGACACAACCGAAAACGAGTCGCTGGTCCACCGGGCTCGCAATCTGGCCGTGGCGCGCTTTTACCAAAAGTGTCCTCAGGCGACTCATTTCCTGTTCATCGATGCGGACGTCCATTTCGATCCCGAATCCGTCATGCGACTTTTGAAGGCGGATCACGACGTGTCGGTCGCGTGCTACCCCAAGAAGTGCGTGATGTGGGACCAGGCTGATGCGTACGTCAAGTCGGGGGCCGAGCGCAAGGATCTGGCTCGGGTCTCAGCATCATTGGTGATGAATTTCAAGGCGGCGAACACGCCCATCCGGGACGGGTTCGCAGAGGTTCTGGACGGCCCGACGGGCTTCATGCTCATCAAGCGTGACGTGTTCACCAAGATGCACGCCAAGTACCCCGATCTCCTATGTGTGAACGACCACCAGAACCGTGACCTCGAACAGTATTTTGCCGTCTTTGATTGTATGATCGACCCCGTGAGCCGTCGGTACCTATCTGAAGACTACGCCTTTTGCCGCCGCTGGCAGCAGATGGGCGGCGAGATCTTCGCCGACTGCATGACAACCCTAGGTCACGTGGGTAACATTCGGTTCTTCGGGTCGTTGGAAGAGCGGCTTAAGGCCTAGCCCCTCATGAAACCTAATGTCCACCATGATGCACCTCGTGGCTGAGACCCGCAACAAGGCGATCGTGGCCACGACCCTACACACGATGATGAACATTCACGTCCAGTGTATGCAGCGCGGGTGCCATCTGGAGATTCACTTCGTGGACGACAAGTCGACCCTGCCCAAGCTCATCAAGACGGGCGAGCGCATCTTCTGGATGGAGTACGGTACGAATCTGAATAACGAAATCCTACCCAAAGTTTTCGAGCCTTTGCCCAAGGGCCTGTCGGTCCTGGTCTTCCCTTCAGTCAAGGAGGGAATCAACTGGGACCAATTTTCGAAAAAGACCAAGGCTGGCTCGACCGAGCCAGCCCACCAGCGTGGCCTCACGTTCGACACCGAGGTTGGTCGCAAACTTTCTGACGGTATTTACGAGTGCACAAAGACTTCTGCGCGTGTATGGGTCATGGAGTCCAAGCCGGTCGACAAGAAGCTTCGGGGTGGCAAGACGAATGTGACTCTTCCACTCGACGACAATGAGGCGATGTTTTCTCGTCTCTTGAAATTGGATGTAAAAATTGGTGTCGCGTCCGAGGCAACAGTCATCTGTCACTTTGTACATGAATGCTTTGGAAATATCCTCGAGGCGGCAGGAGTTGAACTTGGCGCTTAGAGAGTACAGGTGTTTCTTAAGTAAAAATGGCCGTGGAGTTCATCCAGGCAGCATGGCAAGGCGCTGCTGCTGGGCGATTTCCCGGGCCCCAACCTGTGTCGATAGAACGTCGGCACTTCTGTCTCCTCAAACGCCAACCGTACCTGGTGTCTGAAAAGACTGACGGCGTTCGTCACCTACTCGTGAGCACTCCAGACGGGCTCACAGCCTTGGTAAACCGTGCGTTCCTCGTCGAGCCAGTGAAGATTCGGGTTCCGAAGGACACCCTACTAGACGGAGAACTGGTCAAGACGCGCACAGGCAAGATGCTCTTTGTGGTTTACGACGCCGTCAGGGTCAAGGGTGAGAACCTCATGCACGCACCACTCACCGAGCGCCTCGAAAAGGCCCGGGGGGTTCTCAAGGGTATCATCAAGACGGCTGGAGCACCATTTGAGATCCGAGTCAAGACCATGTGGGACTTGGGATCACCAATCCCCGATCTAAATTCGTTCGAGTATGAGACGGACGGTCTGGTTTTCACTCCTATAGAAGAGCCTATCCGCATGGGCACCCACGAGACCATGTTCAAGTGGAAACCCCGAGAGCGCATTACTATCGATTTTTGTTTGCAAAATGGTCATGAGCTTTTCGTTCAGGACAGAGGCGAGCCGTACAAGGAGGCCGAGTTGCACACCCGGAACCAACGGTCAGACTTGCCTGACGGGACCATAGTCGAGTGTGGCTACGGGGACTTGGGGTGGTTCGTGGAGAAGATCCGAACCGACAAGACGCACGCGAATAACCGCCGAACCTACTTCCGGACATTGGTGAATATTCGGGAAAATATCCAGCTTCAGGACCTGTACCAAGCCATGTAGAACGGCGCGCACTTAGGCACCTCGTTTAATTCAGTAACAGTTTCATCATCCTTAATGTACCACTTGTCGTAGCGGCGCACCAAGAGCGCGTAGTGTCCTCCTGCCTGAATCCCGTGATGTAAAACCGCCGCGAACAGTTTGTGCCCATGCAGCTCTTGCGGAATTTCAATCGGAAATTTCCGGTCGTACATCGCGAACGTCACCCCAAAGACCCGAGGCCATTCCGTCACCAACGTCCGGACCGCCGCCACGTGGTGCCTCTTGCCGTCGTCGTCTACGTATCCCTCTATTCCCATGTGTTTGAGGCGGGCTTCGAGCAACTTCTCGAGACTCGTCGGACCGGTCGGCCCTAGAATTAGCGTTACAAATTCATTCTCCTTTTTTGAAACGCCTCCCGGGTAGACGGTCTCTTGGCACTCTTTTCCGTTGAAAATTGAACGAATCAACTTTTGACCAATTGACTTTTCAAATACATCGATCAGAAGTACTATCACCTCTTGGGCGTCATGTTGGGACCCATCCGTGAAAGAAGGAAAACGTGTCCTGGAAGCGGCTAGGAGAGCACCGGGGTCAATAGGACCCACAGCACCTTTCATAAACAGTTGACGCGCAACCTTTTGGTATTCGCGCGTCACATCACACGGTCCGTCGTACGGGTCCATCTCGAATAGAAACTTGCTCAGGGGTGGAACATGAGCCAGACACTGAACCGCAGTGTTGAAGTAGCATGTGTTACCCAGGTTCAACAGTCCGCGCATCCTCTTAGAGGAAAGGCTCGTGTAATCTCTAAATCAAAAATGGAGGCTCACCCGATTTACGACAAGTGGGCGCCGATCATCAATGCGCACAAGAACAATCCTGGGACCGAGATTGAGATCCGGTTCGGCCGTTCAGCCCGTGGGGGCTTCGACACCAACGTGGGTCAGGGGCCCTTCAAGAAGGTCCTGGCGGCACTAGAGCGTTACGACGGGTGGGAACAGACAAAGCACACCAAGTCGACCGTGTACTACTTCGAGGGGTCTAAGCGCCTCACGGTCGATGACGAGACCGAAGAGCAGGTTGGTCATATCAAGAAGCGCGTCCGGGTGGATGACTTTGTGCTCGACGGCAAGCCTCTCGACGTGCGTCTGGGTGTCTCGACAGAGGAGCCGTTCGAGTACGATGGCGAAGAGACGAGTACGGAGCAAAAGGCCAAGGAGCGTTGGTCTTTTGTTCGCAAGAATCTCTCGATCGACATGTCCATCATCAAGGGCAACCCGGACGACCCCGACTCGGATGAGGACACAACCTACCAAATTGAACTCGAAATTATCAAGCCCGAACTAGTCAACGACCAGGACACGATGTACAACCTACTTTACAAAATCTTCGACCTCCTCAAGTGCGTCTAGTTCTTGGCCACCTTGTTGAGCCAGACGTTGCGGTACTTGGGGTCTAGACCCGCGCGCACCAGACCCGCCCACGTGTAAGTATTCCGTGGACCGGTCGGAAGCCCTATATTAGCAATGGCGTTATTCAGGTTCTGCAGGCCAGTCTTGTTGGTCGGTAGAGCGTACTCCTTCTGGAGTCTGGGGCTCTTTGGGCTCTTCTTGGGGGGTGGGGAACGCTTGGGAATGTTGGGCGTCTTGCGCGCCTTGGGCACATAGGCCGGAAGGTGCTTTATGTCACCAGTGACGGCATTCTCGACGGTGCGCGCCGCGCGAGCGGGACTCTGAGGCGCTTCGGCCTCGAGCCACTTCTTTATAGCCACCTTGATGTTCGCCACCTTGGGCTTGGGCTTCTGGAAGGCCAGGTTCACCACCAAGTTCTTGTAACGCTGGACCTTGTTGGTCGGGAGCCAATTTGGAATCTGAATTCGCGCAATGTAGCGCGCCTTTGATGGCTCGTTGGTGCGCAGGCCTGCCGTCTCTTTCACAAACTTCTTGTACGTCCTATTCACATTCGCCTTGAGTGGTTTTCCACGCGCCCCCATAGGCAACTTGCCGTAGGACTTGAGGAAAGCCGCCTCATTTCCATTCCGATAAAGATTACCGAGGTTCTGCGAGAGGCGCAGGCCATATTCGAACTCGAGGGCCATGGCGTTATTCGTATTGGAATTAGAAGGGCTCGGGGACGGGGCTAGGGGGCGGGGCGGGCTCGGAGCCTTGGCCGGCTTTTTACCCGCCAGGTGGGCCCTGAGAGTGTTGAACCTATTGGACTTGGCCGTGGCGTTGTATTCCGTGTGCAAATTCACGGGCAAGAGCTTCTTGGCGATCTTGTTCTGCTCAGCCACTGGAATGGTCGCCCACGCGCGCCGCGTCTGTACTCCCTCACTCGTCGTCTTCTCTACACGACCGTTGTTCATGAATTTGTAGAATGTGCCGTTCACAAGCACGTCATACGTCCGGTTCAGTTTGTTCGATACGCCCGACTTGTTCTGAATCAGGCCAATCAGGCGCGCCGGGGCCATCTTGGCGTTCGCCTCCGGGATGTTCATATTGCGCGCGATTGCCAGGAGCTCAGCCTTGGTCAGACGGGTCGCCTGGCGGTTGTTGATGCGCAGGACGCGATTCAGACCCATCTTCACGACGTGCTGGAGCCCCGGCTTGAACGTCCCCTGGTTGCCGACGGCGATCACGTTCGTCTTGACGTTGGCCGGGATCTTGAAGATATTTCGGACGGACGCGGGGATGTTACGCCCGGCGTCCGTGTACGCCTTGATGACCGTCTTGCGACCGGCCGCAAGTCCAGCCGGTACAGCGAACCAGTACGGCTGCTTGCCTGGGCCAGGACGCACATAGAACCCCTCCTTCGTGGCGTTCCAAGACGGGGCGCGGCGGTTCTTGGGTCCTATAACCGACTTCTTCACGGCGTTCGCAAGAGGGTGCCCGGCCCGGATAAAGGCGTTCAGGGTCGCGCGCGGAATGGGCACACCAGCATTCGCAAACGCCTTGGCAACCTTGGGGCCCACACCCGCCATGTTCAGTGAGCCGCGGTTCAACCACTCGCGAGTAGTGATGTTGCGCTCCATCTTGCGCCACTTGTAAAGGCGCGGCTTTCCGTTGGTCCCCGGGCGGATGTAAAAGCCCGGGGGCGGCGTCATGTTCCACGAGGACGCGAGGGGGTTGCGGTTCGCCAGCTTCGCCTTCTTGGCGTTGGCGGCTTGCACCCCGGGCTTCCGGATCGCCGCCTCCTTGGCGAGGTTCATGGCCAGAAGGGCCACTAGATCGTATTTCGGACCGAAAAACTCCTTGAAAAGCTTACGGGGCTCATCACGCTCGGACGGGTCCTTTATACCCGTGAACAGGACTGTTCCGTTCTTGAAGAACTGATAGGTCCACTTGGGGTTCTTGAGCTTGAGGACTATGGCTGGGACGCCGCCGACGGCCTCGTCATATCGACCAATGCTCTCGACCATCGTCTTGGGGAGCGTCACGAGCTGCTCACGGAGGTCATCGAGGACGAATGGCCTATTGACGTAGAAAATTCCATCAATCTTCTTGTACATAGGTGGGGCCTTGAGCAGCAGAGGCGGCGCCCACCCGTTCTTGACGATGGCGAGCAGGGCCGCCTCGTAGTTCCCGAGACCCATGACGTCAAAGTACTTGTCGGTCAGAACGATGGTCTGTTGGCCCTTTTTGGCTATGACTTTATTCACGCCATCAGAGTCGCCGATCCAGCCCTGACCCGGAATCCAGCGCACCGTGGGCTTCTTGAAAGACGCCTTGTAGCCCGTGATTTCCGAGAACCCCTTGGGCTCAGACTCGAATACCGACCGGAAATTCGTCGGCAACTTAAAGGTTACTATTTTGGCCGTCAGGGAAGAGGCTGAAGTCTTCCAGCTTCCCTGACTGTTCATAAAAACGCGCCTCTTCCGGAAGATCGACTGAATCTTCCGGGCGGCCGCGGTTCTGGGGGTGTTCCCCGGCATTCTACTACTTTAGAACATTTTATTCTTCGTTCTTGAAATCGAGGCCGTAAATAATAGGTTGGGTCGCGTACGCCTGTTGTTGGTACATCGCGGACTCGACGCGAACCTCCAACTCCTTCGAACTGAACGGCCCTGCGTAAAAGTCTGGGTTGAACTTGAACGTGCCCAGATTGTTCTCGCGACAGTGCTGGTTGAACTGAGCCACGAATATCTTCTGAGGCACAAACGCGTCTGGCGCAAACCGGAACTTCTCCGAACACAGAAAGTGCTGGAGCGAGTTGGTCACCGTAGCCACCTGGCTTCGGATCGTCTTGAAGTACTTGGGTAGGACGTTCCAGATGTCCTTGTCGGCATACTTGGACGCGTAATCCAGATAGGCCCGCAGACACTTGCACAGGATCGCAGGCATCTCAGCCTCGAGTTTGTACTCGAGGTGCGGGTCAGCCACGTCGGGTGCGATTTGGCGACCAAAATTCACGGTGGCCAAGCGACGCAGGATAGACCCAGAGTTGTCCTTCCAGTTTGGAACCTCATTTCCACCCAGAATTCCAGGAGTCGTCCACTGCATACTCAGGGCCGTCTCGCACTTTCGCGCAATGCTGACGTCCTCACCAGACACGAGAGACTGAAACTCGGCCTGTTCGAGCTGCAGGTCACCCTTGATCTCCGGACTGATGAACATGAAACCCTTGTAGATGCTCGAAAGGCCAAACTTCTTCTCGATATTGTTCGAAAGCGTCGCGACATCCTCGCACTCGTAGAACCGACGGGCCACCTTCGTAATCAGGGTAGACTTGCCGGACTGTGCAATTCCCTTCAGAAAAGGGATGACCTGCCACCCGTCCAGCTCATTCACGTCGAAGCACAGACGCCCCATGAACACGTAGACCCACCGAGCCACATCCTCCTCGAAGCGCTGGTAATCCAGAACCTTCTGCATGTGGGGTGTCGGAATATCATACCAGTCCTCGGTGTCGTCGTACGGATCGAAAGGCTGATCAAAGTACTTGCAGGACACGAGCGTCGGGTCTAGATTCTCAAACTCGGCGCCGTCGTACCGGTAAAACTTCATCTGACGGCGACCCGCAGAGTCCTTGACCATCTCGAGAGGGCGCGCATCCAGAAGACCGTTATGGAACGACCAGACGTGACGATCCTTTTTGATTTCAGAAAACTGAATATCCTTGCAGTTGGTCAAGTGGCGGATGACATCGTGGGCCATGTTGCCTCGGTTCGTGAGGTTCAGCCACATCTCGGCATTGTCCTCCTTTTGGGTCTCGTCATAGACAAAGTCCTTGATCTCCTTGACCGGCTTCCACGCCCGAGTGTTGCGGATTTCCTTGCAGCACTGGTCGCGGTAGCGACGGTAGCCGTTACGGTACGCCTGTTTCAGAAGGAAAATCAAGAGCTTCTGATACGACGTGGCATCCTTCTCGATGTCCATGTCCACGTCAGGATTCTCGACCATGGGCTTGTTGAACATCTTGAATTCAGCGTCATTTTCGATGAATTTATTGACGATGGCTTTGTAGCACTCCTTGAAGCGCTTGATACGGCGCTCAAAGGTCATCGGGTTCATGTTGATGTCCTGGGTCTCAGTCTTACTAATCTCTAGCAGTTCGGACCGGGCAAGCATGTAACCACAGATATCGATAATTCGGCGCTTATTCACCTGAAGGCGCTCGAGGTCCTCCTTGTCGATATCCACGGGGAGGCCGTTCGGATCCCGGTTTGGTGATGCCGGGAGCCACTTGGCCGCGAGTAGTTTGAAAATTTCTTGGCGCTTGTCTCCGTTCTGGAGATCCAGATGGAGATTACGCTCACATTCTACGAGCTTCTTGTTGAGGTCCTCGGGCGTCCACGAGTTGATTTCTTTCTGGTAGGCACTTCCCTCAGTAGCCTTTTTGGTGGTGGAGCCCTTGGTTGCCATTGATACAAGTGGCCGCGACTTTTTTAAGCGGGAGCTAGAATGCCCTGCGCCACCGGCGGGCATGCACACGGCTTGGCCGACGACATGGCCGACAGAATTTTGACTAGAATTTTGTTCTGCATCTCCATGCCCTGTGCGATTCTCTCGGTCGCGTCTTTCAGACCAACCAGGGTCGTGGCGATGGTCTCACCCTCCTCGGTCGCGAGCAGAGACCCGAGGGCCTCGAACATATCCATACCCTCGTCCTCGAGGTCGTCCTCATCCATCTCCTCCATCTCCTCCTCTTCGTCAGGGATTTCCTCAATCTTCGTGCGAGACATTGTAATATTCAGGCAGAAATTAAGACCCTGGGTTTTTCGCGCCCGAACTTTTTCGCAACCTATATTAAAATGCCGGGTGGCGGACTTATGCAACTCGTGGCCTATGGTGCCCAGGATACATACCTTACGGGTCAGCCCAAAGTGACCTTCTTCCAGTCAACCTACAAGCGTCACACCAACTTCGCCATGGAATGCGTCCAGCAGACGGTGAACGGCTCGGGCGGCAACGGTGGCGTCTTCACCGTGACCCTGAGCCGCTCGGGTGATCTGGTCGGTGATATGTTCATGGTCGCAACCCCCACACAGTCTTCGTCGGCTCAGCTGACCTCGACCAACTCCAATTTCGATATGAATTGGGTCGCTGAGCGCGCCATCGAGCGCGTCGAGCTCTACATCGGTGGGCAGCTGATCGACCGCCACCAACAGACGTGGTTCCGCCTGTACGCCGAGGTCTTCCTGGCCGACACGAAGAAGATGGACTATGGCCGCCTGACCTCGTCGTCAGTCGTGAATAACGTGGGCACGACGAGCCCGTCCAAGGTGTACCTGCCGCTGCTGTTCTTCTTCAACCGCAACCCGGGCCTGTACCTGCCCCTGATTGCTCTGCAGTACCACGAGGTCCGCATCGACTTTATCCTGAGCCAGTACTACTCGAGCTATTTCGGTACGAACGGCGTAGAGGTCTGGGCCAACTACATGTACCTGGACACGACCGAGCGTGACCGTTTCGCCAAGAACAACCACGAGTATCTGATCGAGCAGGTCCAGCACGTGACCCCAGACGCCGTCGGCACGAGCTCGGAGAACGCCCCGAGCATCATCCGCCTCCAGTTCAACCACCCCGTCAAGGAGCTGATCTGGTGCTACCAGAACAATCAGCTGAGCGCCAGCACGAACCTGAACGCCATGTGGAACTTTAGCTCCAGCACGGCGAATGTGAACGTGACGGTCAACCCCCAGGTCCTTCCCCAGAACGGCATGAACCTCCTGCCGAATCAGGTGGGTGTTCCTCGTCTGTTTGCCCCGCCCCTGCTCTCGTCCAACTTGTACATCGTCACGGCACTTGGTGCCCTCACCGACCGGACCATCAACCTCCAGTCCAACGTCCAGACGGGCAACGTGTTCTGGATAGAGTCGGGTGTGCCCAACTACGGCACGGCCAACACCACCTACGGGTACGAGGTCGGCCCTCTGCACAAGTTCAAGCTGATGCTGAACGGCACGGACCGCTTCATCGAGCAGCCCGGCAAATACTTTAACCAGTATCAGCCGTACCAGTATCACTCGGGAGCCCCCTACGCCGGCATCTACTCGTACTCCTTCGCCCTCAAGCCCGAGGAACTCCAGCCCAGCGGCACCTGCAACTTCAGCCGGATCGACATGGCCCAGGTGGCCGTCAGCCTCAAGTCGGGCATGGGCGCCAACCTTTCCCAGAAGATGTTTGCGGTGAACTATAACGTCCTCAAGGTGGCGTCGGGTCTTGGCGGCCTCGTGTTTTCGAACTAAAGAAGTCTCTGCTACTTTCAGTAGTGCATGCCCTTTGTATACTCTATAAAGTGCAAGCTCGATCCACGTAAGGAATATATAGGTCAGACGGTTCAGGATGATTTTGAGGGGTATAAGTCGGTGTTGTAAAGGTATAGCACGGTCAGCAGGCGGGTTCAAATGGAAAGTCGTCTAAATTTTTTTCTTGGGGAATATTACAAATGGCCGGTGGACTTATGCAGCTGGTTGCTTATGGCGCTCAGGACGTTTACCTTACCGGTCAGCCCAAGGTGACCTTCTTCCAGGCGGTGTACAAGCGCCACACCAACTTTGCGATGGAGAACATCCAGCAGACCGTGAACGGCACCCCCTCCAACAGCGGCCGTGTGTCCGTGACGATCGCCCGCAACGGCGACCTGGTCGGCAACATGTACGTGGGTCTGATCCCTAACGGCTCCAACGCGACGACCTCCAACAACACCACCTTCGACACGTGCTGGGTGGCTGAGCGTGCGATCGCTGCCGTCGAGCTGACGATCGGTGGCCAGCGCATCGACAAGCACTACCAGGCCTGGTTCCGTCTGTACGCCGAGGTGTTCCTGGGTGAGTCGGACAAGATCAACTACGGTAAGATGACGTCCCAGTCGACCGCCGCGGCGGACAGGACGGACAACAAGACGTACGTGTACCTGCCGCTCCTGTTCTTCTTCAACCGCA